AATCTGAAAGATTCCGGTCATGGCTTAACTCACATTTCCTGTAATGACGCAGACGGTCCCAGAAATGAACAACACCGTTGCTACACCCCGAGTTGCTAGAGTGACCGTTGCTTTATCGGTATTCGTACCTGCGATGTAAGCCGTAGTGATCGTGCAAGTAATTGTGATGTCACCTGTGGTGTTGTTGAAGATTGAAACAGCATCACCTTCAGCAAACGTAGCATCAGGAATCACAATCGAACCGCCGGAGCCGACTTGAACATACTCACCAACATCAGTTACAGCCAGCGTGTATGAAGTCGTTTTGGTGCCTACCGGCGGGATATTCCTAAACCCGAGAGTTGAAGTTATATCCGGCAAGGTCACCGTAATGTCCGAACCCAAAGCCGCAGGGGCAGTGAGCAGTGCTTTGTTCGTGCCGTTGTCAGTATCTTCGTAAAGGTTAATGCCACCCGCGTTAGAACTTGTACCTGCTACCTCAACACGACCTGTGCCATTAGGAGCAAGGGTGATATTTCCGTTGGTGTTGGTTGACGAGATGGTGTTGCCATCAAGTTTGAGGTTGTCTACGTTAAAGACTGGGGCATAAGTACCAAGCAGCACATAGTCTGTGCCGTTGAATACCACAATACCCGAAGTACCTATAGGAAAAGTTATTCCCGCTTGGCCTGCGGCTTTAATTGTTAGAGTGTATGTTGCGTCAGCGTTGACAACCCGATAAGCACGGTTAGAAGCCGGGGCTGTAATTGTAGAGTTAGCCGCTAACGAAGAAACGTAGATTGTGCCGTACTGGGCGCTTGCCGCAGCAATGTTGGTTGCCGAAGCATCACCTTCGGTCAGGGAAAGAGTAAGCGCACCACCTGTAAAGTCAGAACTTGTTAGCGCCGTTCGGCCTGCAATTGCAATATCGAGGTATTGACTTAGACCATTATTTGTAATGTCACCCCAAACTCCCGACTCAGTCCCCGTGACCGGAAGAGGAAGGTCCAAAAGGGTTGTACGATTGATCGTCATTTAATACTCCTATGCCGCAATTGCGACCCAATTCGGGGTTTGGTTATCGTTTATAACACTCCACCCCGGTGTTTGTCCATCGTTGATCGGTATCCAATTCGGATTTTGAATGGTTACCGTGCCACCTACCAAAGTTAGTTGCCCTCTCGGAGGAGTAATCACCCGAGACTGCGAAACAACCGGGGTTCCTCCTACAAGACTTAACGCCGCCGTGGATGGGAATGCAACCCTTCCATCTAGCACCGTGGGCGCGGCTCCTGTCGCCGTTACTGCTCCAACAGCAGGGGTAATACGAGTGTCCTGCACAATGACAGGCTCGTTTGCGGCTATTGTCACCGCTCCTGCTGCTGGGAATATGTCAATGTTTCTAAATACCGTTACTGGGTATCCAACAACATCAATACTTCCCGTTGGCGGAACAATCACTGTTCCGGATACTGCTACTGGTGCAACACCAGTTAGTACGGCTGCACCTACATCAGGTGTGATAACCGTACCACCAACCACAACACTTGGTGCAGACCCAATAAGTATCGCACCACCGGACGGCGTTACCACCGTCTCTCTCACTAATGTTGGCGCATGCCCTGTTACGGTCACGACACCTGCATTAGGTATTGCTACATGTTCCCTAATGATTATAGGGGCTGTACCGTTAACAGATACTGAACCCACCGCCGGGGTGATAAAGAAGTCGAGTCTGACTTCTGGCGCTATGCCTTGGGTGACAACCGCACCGGCTTGAGTTTCAATAATCGTCCCAGATACAACTACTGCTGGGGCCGAACCAACAAGTACTGCACCTCCATTCGGCGTAACAATCGTGTCTATCAACGTCGATGGCGCAATGCCAACAACGTTTACTGCTCCTGTAGCCGGTGTAATGAACGTTTGGAGAGAAAGTTCAGGTGCTACACCTTGTACAGTCAACGACCCTGTCGCTGGAATGATTACCGTTTCATCAACGACAATTGGAGCGGATAAGCCGCCCCAAGCCTGTTCACCCCAACCACCTACACCCCATCCTTGACCAATGCCAATGGCACCAGTGCCCGGAGTAATGGCTCCGCCGAGGCCCCATTCGCCTCCGCCCCAAGCGCCTGTACCCCAACCACTAGCCACGGTTCACCTATTAAGTAAGAGTGAACACGCCAGTAGCAGCAGGCAGGATCGTCAAAGTATTGGGAGAAGTCACAGTGAACTGTGAAGACGACAGTTGGCAGAAACACAGAAGTTTGCCCGCACCAGCACCAGTCGAGTTACGGATCACAGCGTACTTCACGTTAGTGAGAGGAGCGCCAGAAGCCGTAAAAGTCAGACCGATAGTAGAGTAGGTAAATTTCTGTTGTTTAGCCGAAGCACCAACCGTCCAAATGCCAGTTGCTGGAACTAGATTTTTACCACCAGTGGTATAGCCACCAGTAGCAGAAATCTCGTTGGTTAACGAGGCGTACGTGCTAATCGTAAAAGTTGATGCGTTACTGGTTGAACGAGCCAGAACCATTTTAAATACGCCCGCGCCTAGAGTAATCGTGCCGTTACCGATGTACTTTTTGGCTTGGTTGTAAAGTTGCCACGCAGATGCAGCCATTTTAAATCTCCTTTAAATCCGCGCATGACGCGCCAGTTTCCAAAATATGACGAAGTAACCCGCCACGAACATCTAACTCGATCTCGTCACCCAACATCCCGATCAAGTCGATGAACTCTTGCGCCTGTGACACCATCCAAGGGTGACACTGGAAAATTTTGCCGCCAACGTTTACCGGAACTATCGGTTGACCGTCGTTTTCTTTTTGCTCGTAGGCGTGATGTTTATCTCCATCCAAGCAAGAGTCGCAGCCAAAAACGTGAAAGCGTTTAAAACCTAACATTCTAAAGAGCGGGATGGTTCGCAGCAAAACAGTCGAACCACCGGGTACAGGATACCAACGCTCATACTGATTCGCTAGTATCTCATTGATAATTTCTGCGCTGGTATGCCAGATGTAAGTCTGCTCTTTGGGCAACTTATCAAAGACACTTGGGTCGCATTGCGAAGCAATAAAGTATTTGCACTCAGGAACAATTGGGTCAACAAACCGATTGTTGAACTCCCGAGCATCAACCATAACCATCGCAGAAGGCGTGATGCCGTGGTCCAGACAGTATTTGTAAGCGTTGTTGATGGTGATGAGTTTGACCCCATCCTCACGTAGCCTACGAATCTCATCAATGTTGTTTGCCAAGGAAGGCCCACCACCAACGATCATTACTTCTACGTCGTTAGTCGGATGGGGCTGAACTTGTTGAAAGCCCAAAGCAACGTTGTGTTTGACGTTTTCCTTGATCTTTTCTTCTGCCGTGTTGAGCGTTCCACGGTCAACAAAGTCTTTGCCGGACATCCAAGCAGACACATAGAAGTAAGCGTACCCGTCAGCCTCTTTAGACCAATGAATCAGACACTTGCGGTCATTAAACTTTTTGAGCCACCACTCATAGGGGTGAACACTCAAATGCAGTTTGTGCCCAAGCAACTTGCCCATCTCGTCGTCTTGGGTCGAAATCTGGAAGAAAACGTGCTGGCATGCCTCTAAGCAGTTATCCAGAACACGATCTACGTGATGAGGTCGAATGTGCTCTAGCACATCGGTGCAGAAGCCGTAGGCGGCTTTAAACCCAAGCGGTTGTGACAAGTCATGCTCTTTGAACCGCAACGCATGGCTTTGGGTTTCTAGCATTGGGCGAATGTCGGGGTCCAAGCAGTTATCTGCAAAGTCCACCATCGTGACATCAAGACCACCAAAAAACGCAAGGTTAAGTGCGCCTCGGCCTGTACCGCAGCCAAGGTCAATAACAGATGCACCACGAGGAGGTTTGGCTTGCTCCATAAACTCAAATGCCGCACCTTCACCCGGAGCCACATGTCGGTACTCAGGACGCTCCCACATCATTTTGTAGAGGTCTTTTTCCAACGGACGATTGTTAGAAACCGTCACTACTGGGGCTTTGCCTATGATGCCTGTTAACGCTGTGCTCATTCTTTCCCCTTAGTTCAACCTGATAAGCGCCGAATCCGCACTGTTTGCAGGGAACACAACAGTGAAAACTGACGTTGATGTTTTGTCTGAACCGAAGTCCAACACACAAATGGCAGTGCCGCCATTCTTGTAAATCAATGCCCCTCGTGCTGTAAGGGCCGCATTCCAACTAGAGTCTGCAAAGTCAACATACGCCGTTCCATTAGAACCTAACGTTACTGTCGGAACAAGGGTGTTGCCGCCAGCCGTGTAGCCAGAAGCCGTCACTTCCCCCGAAGTGGTATACCCCGTGGTAGACGCATTCAGCGTTGCTGAGTTGGTATACAGGGCGATCTTGATGGTGTCCACCAAAAAGTCCACGTCGCCTTTGAACAAGGCTTCCTTGAACGAATTGCAGGTAAAGTTTCCTTGGAACGCCATTTATTTCACCGGATACCTAACTTGACCAGAACGATAAGCATCTTGACGATCTTTGCCATCACCAAGTTGTTTAGCCATTGTAAAGGCTTCGTTATACCGATCAGAATAGTTTTTAACCACGTCCGTGTCAGACTTCATATAGGCTGCGGCTTCCAGTAAGGAACCGTAAAGCAACAACGAATCAAAGTTGTTGCCCAACCAAGTAGTTTGCGCGGTAGTAATTGACTCAGGGTAGTAGAAGTAGTGCAACTCCATGCTGTACGAAGCATCAGGCGTTGGCCCTAAGATGAAAGTGTTTTCATCAAAAATAGCGTAGTGAGTTGGTGCTCCTGACGTAGCAGGATAAGGAAACGCTTCACGAATGAAGTTCACATCCTTGTTCAGCAAATACTCATAACTGCCATCAGTGTTAATCCTAGCCAGCGAATACGTCGCCAGCCAGTCAACAGGTGCCCCCAAATACTTGTTGCCGCTAGTCGCAGCACCGGTCACGTTTTTGCGTAGAGCAGGAAACTGAATAGAGTTGTAAATCCTCTGTTCGGCCTGCTGAACAAACCGCGCAATCTGTTCGGCAGACGTAAGCCCACCCGCTCCCACCGCTTGGGGGAAGTCGTTCTCTGAATAAGCCTTGATTGCGGCAGTAAGTTCAGTGTAGTTCATGCAAGTTTTTTGCTAGAGTGAGTGCCCTTAGTTGCAGCACCAGTGCCACGAGTCTTTACAGTCTGCGTGTTGGGCACGTTGTTAGGGTATCCGTTGTTGTTTGGAACAATCGGAATTTGTTTAACAGGGTTGCTGTGCATTGGGATAGCCTTGGTTTTCATATCAACGCCCCCGAGACGACTTCATCTGGTTAGCGACTTTAGCCAAGCCACGCCCCAGAGTCTTCATCTGCATATTCGTCTTACCACCCTTAGCCAACTTGGTCAGAGGCTTGCCGGGGTGCTTCTCTTTTTCGTGCTTATGGACGGCTTTTTTGATCGTTGCCTTGTCCATTTTTACGTCTTCGTGTTTCATGATTCACTCCTAAGTTGTTGCGACTGTCACAGTACCCAGTGTAATGCCTAACGCCAAATTATTGGGAGTCAACCCGGCGTCATTGGCTCTACTCCCACCTACTGGTGCCCACCCCCACTGGATAATTCGACTACCCCCAGAGGCATCACCACTACCTAACGGTCCACTGCCCGAATCAATTTGCAATCCGGTATAACCCGCCTGAAGATACGTCGTATCAGGTCTTGGATTGCGCAACGCTTGTGGGTCGTCCACCGGATACATACCCAACTGCAACTGCGGTTGATCTGGTTCCCAACATGTGGGGCAAACCAAGATGTTTGTGTTCTTCGTTTTGATGACGATTTCCCGCAACTCTTTCAGTTGGTACTGAAACCCGCAACGATCACATTCACAAATTGCCCATTTACCGGAAGCAAACTTAGTAGGCATGCTTCACCTCAATAGAACATAGTCCGTGGCGCAATCCGCAAAGACGCTTTTTCGCGGTCTTCGCTCGACGCCAAGGCCCATTGCTCTTCGTAAGCCATTTTCAACATCTCTAGGCGCGGCAGAGCATCGGGAAGTTTCATTGCGAGGTAATACGCCAGCCCTGCCACTAAGCAAGGCAGCATACGGAAGGGGATGTCTTGGGTGCTTATACCTGTCCCCGCGTCTTGAATCCGACGCAGTCTCCAGTACACAAAGGTGTAGAAGTTATCTTGGTCTGGCGCAGGCCAGACGTTGATGTTGGGCGGGTTGACCCCAGTAAGCGGATTTGTCGTGTC